CGACAGCAGAGCCGAGTTGCGTGTAGGTTCCGCCGAGCGTCGGTGCGGTGTAGAAGGTGACAGTGTTCCCGGCCGCACCGTTGTTCACCTTCAAGGTGGCGCGCACGGACAGCCTGGTACTTGCCGACGGAATGGCCACTGTGGACACCACTCTAGTGATGGTGGCGTTAGTGCCGTCTGTCCCCCAGCCGAATTCCAGTGTTCCGTTGGCCAAGAGGCGCAATCCCCATGACCGTTGTTCCGGAGTGATCAGATACTTCGAGGCCAGCACCGTTGGGGCCGTTGGGCGCCAACTGGTCGGCGCTATATCCATGCGCAGGTCGAGGTCGCCGACGATGTCCAGTGCCGCAGTGTCGGGTGTCGCTACGCAGCTGCCCACCGAACCTCCGCCGACAAGCCACGACGTGGGAGATGACGTTCCGACGCGCACTCGTAGTGGCGTGTTGCGCCCGATCTTCCCGTACAGCGGCGAAGTCGGGTTCCGGGGTGAGTATTTCCCGTCCCTGTTGTCCAGCGCGAGGTTGCACGTACACGGGTAGGTCTGCGACGTCTCGTCGGCCGCACCGTGCTTGATGACGATCCTGTCCGGGCTGCGCACATCACCCGTAATGTCGTTCCACACACCCGAGTAGAACAGCTCCGTGTGGATGTCCAGTGGGACCTGAGGAAACGTGCTCACGACGAACCCCCCAGCACGACCTGCACGTTGCCGCCCTTCGAACGGACCGACTTCGCGATGTCGGTGATGATCGCGTCCACGTAGTCCACCCCTGACAAGCCAAAGCTGATCTGCACGTTCGCGCTGCCACCCCCACCGCCGCCGCCGGCGCCGCCCGACGAGCCACCCAGCGCCGCCGACGAGGGCGCCATCATCCGGTTCGCCGACGCCAGCAGATCCATCGACCGCGACGAGTGGTCCAGCGGGATGTAAGCCTCCGGGACCTTCGCGTCACCAGCCCACTTCAGAGTGCCCGGGTGCACAATCTGCGCGATGCCGGACATGCTGTTCGCGCCGTTCGGTGTCGGCAACCCGCCGCCAGCGAACATCATGTTGGGGCCCTGGATCGAGCCCTTCGCCTGCATCGAATGCGCCATACCGCTGTTGATACCGACGTTCTGGTACCCGTTGATCGTGGTGATGTGAACAGTCGCCGTCCGGCCGTCGAGCCCGCGCAGCAGTGACACCGTGGAGTTGAACGCGGCGACCACACTGGAGTTATCCCCGTGGAACGACGTCGACACGTCCTTCGGGATCAACCCGTATTTGTTCGCGAGGTCGATGGCCGCCTGCCCGTTGATCCCCATCTGGTGAGCGGCCGTGATGAACCGATCCCGCTGCACCTGCAAGCTTGCGGCCACAGTGTCCTGTGCCTGCTTGAGCGGCATGCCCTTATCGGTCAACTGCTGCACCCCAGACGCAGCCGTCGTGAACGACGTTTCGAGAGACTCAGCGAGGCCCTGCAACGAAGAACCGTTTGCAGTGAAGGTGTTGATGGTGCCGTCGGCGTTGAGCAGAGCAGCACCGAAACCCTTGGCCTTATCGGCGCCCTTGCCGATGGTGTCGGTGAAGTTCCGCAGCGCGTCGTTACCCGACTTGATCGCATCCTCAAACACCGGTGCGCGGCCGTCGAGGATGTCCAGCGCGGTCTTCAACGCCGAAGCCTTCGTTGCCGCGGTCCCGGTGTTATCCGACAGCGTCTTCATCGCCGTGGACAGTGTCGTCATCGGCGGGCCCGCGTTGCTCGTCGCGTCGCCGGTCTTCCCCATCGCCTCGTTGTAGAGCTTCGCGTCGCCCGTCGACTGGTTGTAGATCCCGCCGAGATGCCCGACCGCGTCCTTGAACTCGTCGGTGACCTGCACCGACTCGCCAGTCTTCTTCACGTGCGTATCCAGCTGCGCGTTGACCTTGTCCATCGCACCCGGGACGCCCATCAGGGCGTCGGTCAGGTCCGACTGGGAGATCTCCAAACTCTTCGCGGTCTGCTGCAGCGTCGACATCCCGTCGGACAGCTTGGTGTTCGCTTCGGCGTTCACGACCGCCGCGCGGGTCGACGCATCCACCACACCGTTCGACTGCCGCAACGCGTCCGTGAGCGACTGCTGGTTACGGGAGTCCTCCTGTGCCGCAGCCGCCGCCTTCTCCTGCGCCTGCCCCAGGATCATCAAGCCGATACCGAGCGCACCAGCGGCCATCGTGGCCGGGTTGAACGCCGCCGTCGCGAGGCCACCGACCACCGCCGAGAACTTCCCCGAAGCGCCCTCGGCGTCGGACACCGACTTACCGAACCCCTTGAACCCCGCAGTCGCATCGACACCGAACTTCGCGAGCACCGCCGAGGCCGCCGTCACCGACCCGGCCAGCTGCGTCACCTGCGGCGGGAGGATTCCGATCACGCCGGCCAGCGCGTTGACGACGCTGAGGACGCCTGTGCCTGCCGTGCCGAACCCCTGCAGGAACCCGATAGCTCCGGAGCCCGACGCGGTGAGCCGAAGGATCGCCTGCTCCACGAGACCGAGATCGGCCTGCAGCGTCGTCATCGGACCCGTGCCCTGAGCGAGGTTCGCGAACAAGCGGCCGGCGAACTGCTCGAGCTGCTGGATGGTGACGCCGAGGATCTGCATGCCGGTGCCGGCTGCGTTCGACTGCGACGCCATCGCGGTCAGCATCTGCGACAGCCCGGTACCGACCGAGCCGGTGAGGCTCCGCAGTCCATCCAGCGCACCCGAAGATTGCTCGGTGGCGGTGACGAGGCCGGGCATGGCGTTCTCGGCCAGGTCCGTGACCGCACCCGTCAGCTTCGGGAGGACCGCGGCAGAGCCGTTGATGGCTTCCTGGATCTGTGGCTTCATCCGGTTGAAGCTCTGGTCAACCTGGTCGATTGACGACGTCAGCGGGCCCGCCATGGACGAAGCCATCGTCTGCGTGCTGTTGAGGACGTTCTTCTTCAGGTCCGCGAAGGAGTCCGTGACCAGGCCGTTGTGCTTGAGCGCCGCGGCCGAGATCCCCACGAACAACGCCGGTACCGCGGACAACGCCAAACCGGCACCGGCCGCGCCGATCACCGCGGCCGCCGGTAGCCCGAAGGCGAGCCCGGCGAACATGAGCGGCCCGAACGCGCCGGAGATCGACTGGGCAGACTTCTCCAGCTCCTTCGTCGCCGCGGAACCGGCTTTGTCCGCTGCCTGCTGCGCCTCCTCTTCGAGCTTCTTGGCGTCGTCGTCGGCGAACTCGATGTCCACCATCGCCTTGGTGCCCTTGGACACCGCGTAGGCGAGGAGCTGTACCTCTTCCTTGAACTTCGCGGCGTCGGCGACGCCCACCGGGATCTCGGCCTTGAGGCCCTGGCGGACGACGTCGATGGTCCCCGCGAGGTCCCGCCGGAACTGCTCGCTTTCTGGAGTGATCGGGATCTTCAGCGAGTCCTTCGCGGCGGTCTTGAGCGACGACTCGATCTGTGCGCGCCACTCAGCGTCGATCGGGTTGTCGGCCTTGATCTTCGCCGGAGTGAACTGTGTCCGCTTGACACCGTCGTCGATCGCCTTACCGGTGGACGTACCGATATCACGACCAGCTGCGGTGTAGGTGGCCTTCGTTTTGTCGAGAGACGCCTTGCCGTTATCGGAGACTTTGACGTGGATTTCGATCTCATTCGGCATCTACGCCACCTCCGATTTCTTCTCGTTGTATCCGGCAAGATGGACAATTTGCAGGTACTGCATCATGTTCGGGTCTTCGGCGAGGATTTCCGATGGGAGCTTGTGCCACCTGTCGCACAGCTTGATCACCGTTTCCGCCTGCACTAGCTCGCGAGGCTTGGTGACGACACTTCCATCGGAATTGATTCCTCCAGGAGCTGCTCGCCATCGCGCGATGGCTTCGCTAAAGGGGCGGCCACCCGGATACCCGCGAGCTGCCACGCGTCGACGATCTTCGCGAGGAACGGTGTTTCGCAGGTGTCGAGTCCTTCGCGCGTGGCCTCGACGGGGTTGCCGTCGTCGTCGGTGAGATTCCACTCGACGAGGTACGGCGCGAAGTAGTCCGCGATCTGGCGGTTGTACTTGAGTGTGGCGTACTCCTCCTGCTCACCGAGGGTCATTGCCCGCGCGCGGACGACGAGGCCTTCCATCTCGTCGTCTTCGAACACCAGCTTGTACACGGTGCGGGGTGCCTTGAAGCCGCCCATGAGTCGGACCTTTCCGTTGCTGTTGAGGGGTTCCCGTCAGGCCCAGGCGGGCACGGTGCCGTCGGCGAGCACGCCGGGCACCTTGAAGGTGAACGCGCCGCCGTTGTCGCGGGTCAGCGGGTAGTCGGTGAGCAGGCACTCGTTCGCGAGGCTCTTGCCAGCGATGCCCAGCGTCACCGTGCGGAGCACACTGGTCGACGACACGGTCTTGAACACGTCGTGGGACATGTTCGCCGCGACGTTGTAGACGCCCGACATCGTGATGGAGAAGTCGGCGAGGAGCAGGATCCGCTCCATCGCGGACTTGTCCACACCGGTGACGTCCTGCACCGCGCGCGGTGTCGCGAAGTCGAACTGTGCGATGTCGTTCTTGATGGCCTGCGCCGATCCTGCTGCGTCGTCGACGCTCAGGGTCGTCCAGCCGAGACCGCTCTGCTTCGCCATGATCGTTAGCCTTTCTCTTGCGCTGTCTTGATGGTGTCGAGGTTTTCGGCGAGGTCTTCCACCCAGTGCTCCGGCTTCGTGTGCTCCCGGATCACGCCGAGATCGCGCCGCCAGTCCCCGCCGTGCACCACGTACAACTCCGGCCGTTCGAGCGACACCTGGTGCGCGGTGAAGCACTGCTCGCCGGGCGGGAACGTGAACGCCGTCCCCGTCGCGGTGCGTTCCTCGGTGAAGTGCCGGCCAGCAGCAGTGCGGATGTAGTGGGCTTGGCGCTGGCCGAGGTCGGTGGACTCGTCGACGACGGTGCGCCAGCCGAGCTCGTGCGCCTCGCAACCAGCCTCTTCGCAGCTGCCTCGCCGGAAGTGCGTCGAGAGCGGTGACTTCACGCTGTAGGTCTGCATCGCCTGCACCGGCGCGGCCGGGTCCACTCGGAATGGTTCGGGCATCAGAACGTCACCCCCGCGATCGGGTTCGCGATGACGGCGACCGCGAACTTGGCGCTGGTGAAGCCGCCGACGGTGGTCGTCACGACTCGCACGTAGCGCCGGATGGTGGCCGTGTTCACCGACTGGATCCGCTGCGTCAGCGGCGCACCCGCGCCCGGGAGCGCGGTGAATGCGCCACCCGTGATGTCGGTGAAGGTGACGTTGTCCGCGGAGTCCTGCAACTTGATCGTTGCGTCCGTGCCGGTGAATGCGGCCACCTGCAGATACGCCTGCCAGCCGAACGCGGTGGCGGCGAGGTTGTCGATCGCCGCGCCGAGCGTCGCCGCGGTGTCGGCCCGGATCCCTGCGGTGAGCATGTTGCCCCACTCGGCGCCGAACCCGTTGGCTGCCACGGATGTTTTGATCGTGAGGGCGCCGGAGTTGTCTCGGGTGGGGTCGTAGTTGATCTGCTTGCCGATCATGCAGAACGCCGCCGCGCCGACCACCGGCGCTTGCACCAACATCGTGCCCACGTCCGCGGTGGGCAGTGCGGACAGCACCTTGTGTGCTCCGTCTCGGGAGCCACCACCGGCGATGGTCTCGGGGTTGAAGAACGCCATGAAGTCCATGGCGCCGTCGCGCTGGCCGCCGATGCGCTCGTTCGCGCCCTTGTCGATGCCGGTGACGTCGAGGGTTTTCTGTGGCACGCCGATGGTGCCGAACGAGCCGACGTCGCCGGAGAGGTTGTAGCCGCCGACGTAGAAGTTTTGCCCTAGGCCGCTGGTCTTAGCCATCGCTGGCCTCCTTGGTGATGGTGTCCTTTGTGGTCATTGGTCTTGCTCCCACACGTCGTTGATCACCAGCGGCAGCGTGATATCCATGATCCGAAAGATCTTCCCGTCCTGGTTGAGGTAGCCCGCCAACGCGTTCATGGGGACGCCGCAGAGGCCGAGCAGGTCGACGTTGCGGATCAGGCCGTCGAGGTCAAAGTCGCCGGAGTACGCG